GCAAATACTTCGCTATGGGTGCAGGAGTGCATAACTTTTTGCCAGATGGCGTGACCATGGATATTTTAAAACTAACGGCCGATGGTGATGCGCTTTTTAAATATATGGAAGAAAACGCGAAACAAGTACGGGCAATTGGTGGGCGTTTTGAGACGCAAGACAATCAACAACAAACACTGGGCGAGGTTGAGATTAAAGACGCTAATGAAAAAGCGGTTTTAACTTTACTAACTAACAACATTGAGCGAGCTTATAAAAATATCATTGCGTATTGTGGTGATTTTGAGGGTTTAGAGTTGATGCCGTCTGATGTTGACTTAGTGCTAAACCGTGAGTTTACATCTACCACACTTACGCCAGATGAGGTGCGAGCCATACGCGAATTAGTGCTTGATAGATTGATGACTCCACAGATGGCTATTGAAAAATTGATAGCAGGTGGGTTTATATCGGGTGAGGCTGAGGATGTTATCTCAATGATTGAGGCTATCCCTTTGCCAATGTTGCAAACCGTACAAAATAGCGTACAATAAATTAGCGTTACTGTGTAACACTTTATCAAAGGTTTTGATTATGATTGAAGTTAAAGACTTAGCTGATATTCCCGAAAAATATCATGCTGATTATGTCGAAGTTGAAAAAGACGGTGCTAAGATTTATCAGCACAAAGATTTTGTTACAGTAGTTGGCGCGATGAAGCGCAAAGGCGAAGAGCGAGACGCACTAGCCAACGAGTTAAAAGGATTTAAGAGTCAAGAAGCAGCTAAACAAGCCGAAGCTGAAAAGAAGGCGTTAGAGAAGTTAAAAGCCGAAGGAAAGATTGATGAGATTTTGGCAGATAGCGAAAAGCGACACGGTGAAACGATTAAACAATTTGAGGAGCGCATTGCCAAACGTGATGCAATCGTAATTAAAAAGGCGCGTGATGCTGTTGTTAGTGAATTAAGTACATTAGCAACCGAAGTCGGCGCAAAAGCGTTTAAAAAATTGATTAGTGAAAGGGTTGATTATGACCCTGAAACAGACAAGTATAGTTTTAAAGACGAAGATGGCGGTGCTACTTCGTTAGATTTGGCAGGGTTTAAAGCAGACGTACTCAAGTCTCCAACCTATGCCGCAATGCTCAAAGCTCAAGCATCAAGCGGTGGCTTTGGCACTAATGCTTCAAATGGTGGCGGTGCTGCTAAAACAATCACACGAGCGCAATTTGACGCAATGAGTCAAAGCGCAAGAGCTGCACATTTTAAAAGTGGCGGCACAATCACTAATTAGAGGATTTTATTATGTCTAACACTTTAACAGGTTTAATCCCTGACTTATACGCGGCTCTTGATGTTGTTAGTCGTGAGCTTATCGGCTTCATTCCTGCCGTTACCGTTGACTCTAGCGTTAATCGTGCTGCTGTCAATCAGTCTGTTGTTGTGCCTGTTGCACCATCTAGTAATAGCATGATTGATACCACGCCTGCCATGTCTGTACCTAGTGCAGCCGACCAAACGATTGGTAGTACGAGCATTGTTATTACTAAATCAAAAGCCGTGCCGTTTTCGTGGGAAGGTAACGAGCAGGTTGGGTTAAATAGCGGTGCAGGTTATTTAACTATTCGCGCTAATCAGATTGCTCAAGCTATGCGTACATTAGCTAACGCTGTTGAATTAGACCTTGCTGCATTATATGCAACCACTAGCCGCGCAGCAGGTACAGTTGGTACAGTGCCTTTTGTTAGCAATACAGCCGCATTAAGTGCAGCTCGTAAAATCTTGGTTGACAATGGCGCACCAACAAGCGACTTGCAATTGGTTATTGATACTAACGCAGGTGCTAATTTACAGACCTTGTTTAACATCAATTCGGCTCGTGATAAAGCAGCCGAAACATTGGCAGGTCAAGGCGTTTTAACCATGCCTAGCGGTGTGGCAATTCGCGAATCTGCACAGGTTTATAACCCTGCTAGTGGTGCAATGGCAAGTGCCACAAGCACAAGCGCAGCCTTTACGGTTGGCCAAACGGTAATCCCGTTAGCTACCGCAGGTACGGGCGTGGTTGCCGCAGGCGATGTTATTACGTTTGCTAATGATACCAATCAATACGTTGTTACCTCTGCTACTTTCGCAGGTGCTAACCCTGCAAGTGGTGACACCATCACTTTAGCTGCACCAGGCTTGCGTAAAGCTCAAGGCGTGGCTACTCGTGCAATTACCGTGTTGGCCACATCACCACGCAACATGGCTTTTAGCCGTAGCGCAATTGTGTTGGCAACTCGTATGCCTGAGCGTCCACAAGAAGGTGATATGGCCATTGATGTAATGACTATTCAAGACCCACGCAGCGGCTTGGCTTTTGAAGTGTCAATGTATCCCGGCTATCGCAAAATCCGTTATGAAATTGCGTTGGCATGGGGTGTTAAAAACATCAAGCCTGAACATACCGCCACCTTGCTTGGTTAATCAGCAACATCAAAGGGGCGTAATTGCCCCTTTTTTGAGGGTTAAAAAATGACGGTAACAATAGGCTATACAACAGATGACGCTTTGATTGCCTTCGCCTTAGCGCGTGGAGTGACTATTAGCGCACCTAACGCAGCCATTTATTTAACAAAAGCCTTAGACTATTTAGACTCACAAAACTGGAAAGGCTACAAAACAGAAGATGACCAAGTGCTAGATTGGCCGCGTCAATATGTTTATGTTGATAATGTTTTGTTAGATAGTGCTGTTGTGCCAAGTGGTATCGTCAAGGCTCAACATATCGTGGCATTATCAATTGCCAACGGTTTTGACCCACTCGCAACAATCGAGCGAGCAGTAAAGCGTGAGAAAGTAGATGTATTAGAAGTAGAGTATCAACCAAACGCATCAAGCGCACCGATTGCACGTTCAATCAATGCGGCCTTAGCCGATTATATCGCATCGAGTACATCTGTGATGAGGTCGCTATAAATGGCCATTAACTACGCTAATTTAGCCGCATTATCTGAGCGATTGATACGCGAAAATGGCCGTGATGCTTTGCTTATTAGCGAGACAAATACAGGCACAGACTATCAGCCGACTATTAGCCAAATGAGCGAGACAATTAAACTTGTACAAAGCTCTTTTGATAAAAATGATAACAATGATTTTTTACTAGCGGCGCATGATGTTAAGTTTTTGGTGTCTAGTGCGTTTACAATCACGCAACCAACGCATTGAAACAAACGGACTACAATATAGTATTGTTGCTGTTAAAGAGATTAAGCCAGCCGATACAAGCATTTTGTACATTGTACAAGGGCGTTTATAATGTCATTTAATAGCGATATTGAGAAACTAGCGCGTAAGTTAGCAATTACACAAGCTAAAGCGGTGGCGGCTTTTTGTATCAATATCAGCGCACGAGTAGAGCGTATGAGTCCTGTTGATACAGGTTTATTTAGGGCAAATTGGCAAGCATCACTAGACCAGCCGTATAATGGGGCAGTATTACCACCAAACAAAAACGGTTCAATTGACCATGTTATACCATTCGCAAAAGCCGCAAACGGTCATGTGTTTTACCTTACCAATAAAATACCATACGCTAAAAAATTAGAGTACGGACACAGCGCACAAGCACCAAACGGCATGGTGAGAGTGAGTGCTAAAATGGCACTGGCAGAATTAGAACATGCCGTAAGGAGCGTGCAATGAGTCAAGCTCAAATCGAGTTAGCGTTATTCGACAAGCTCGAAGCAATCAAAGCGACATTGCCAACGATTTACTATCCAAACAGCACACACAAAAACAAAGCAAACCCGCCAACGGGTGAACACATTCGCGTCAATGTTTTGCCTGTCGGCACACAGCCTATCGGCATTGCCACCACTAATCAAACAACTGGTATTTTGCAGTGTTCTGTTTATGTTAAAGACGGCACAGGCACAATTAGAGCGGCTCAGATTGCCGATTTAATTTTAAGCGCATTTGCACGGAATACGTTATTATCAAACAATGTACGCATAGACAAGCAAGGTAGCGTCAACAGTGGTTTTTCTGTTGACGGGTGGTATCATTTGCCTGTCTCCATTCCTTATCAACAGATTACGGGGTAATCGAAATGACAGCAGCTTTAGTACAAACAACCGCAGGCGCAACCATTGGCATTAGTGCTACTTTGCCAGCTACAGACGATGCGGTAGGTTATGCAGCATTAACATTTACGAATATTGGTGAAATCACAGACTTGGGCGAGTTTGGCCGTGAGTATGCAACAGTTACGCATAATCCAGTGGCATCACGCCGCACGATTAAGCGCAAAGGTTCGTTTAATGATGGCACGATGGCTCTACAGTTAGCAATTGACCGTGACGATGCGGGTCAAGTAATTGTACAGACTGCCGTTGCATCCGATGCTAACAAAGCTATCCGCATCACTTATCAAGACGGGTCAAAAGACTATTTTAGCGCGTTGGTTATGTCGTTTAAAACGAATGCTGGTAGCGTTGACCAGATTTTATCAGGCTCTATTAATTTAGAGATTAACACCGATATTATCCAAGTAGCATTACCTTAATCAACACAAGCCCCTTTAATTAGGGGCTAACAATAAGAGATTATCATGGATTTATTAAACCTTTTACCGTCCGATAATGCCGCTATTACGCTAAAGCACCCTGTTAGCAAAAACGAGCTAGAAGGCA